ATGGTGTACCAAGGCCGCCAAGATGGTAAGTTACCAGCTTCTCCAGACGCTAGTTACAGGGATTGTATCCAGCATTATATTAGCTTTTATAAGAAGAAAATAAATTCTCGTTCTACTAGCATGGCGGAGGCTAAGCTGGCTCAAGATATTAGGAATGGGATTGCGAAGGAAGAACAGCAATGGTTGGAGATTAAACGCTTAAAAATGGAACTACTGGAAGCTTCTGAAATGAAGGAATTATTTGAGCCAATTTTTCATATCATCCGCTCTAGTTTAGTTAATCTTTCTCGTAAATATCCAGAACTTCAAAATGAAATAGACAACATGATGGAATCTTGGAATCGTCTTGGCGAACAAGTAGAGCAGAAAGCTGTAGTAGATAGCAACGCCTATGTTCAGAGTATGTTGGAGAAGGAACTTTCTGTTATAGAGGCAGAAGAAAAGATTCTAAGTAAATTTGAAATCGAACAACAATTGGAAGGTTTCTAATGGAATTGGAATTTCTTAAAACTAATTTTTCTGAAAGAGCCTTTCTTGGCTCTATGCTAAAGATATTTAAAAAACCTTCTCGTATATCTACTAGAGAATGGGCAGAAGCTAATAGATTCTTGACCAGCGATGTTTCCTCTAGACCAGGAAAAATGAACTGTATGGAAACTCCTTGGATGCTTCAGGTAATGGCAGCTTTGGATAATCCAGAAATTAAAGCGATAGTTGGTAAGAAGTCAGCTCAGATTGCTTGGACAGAAACTATTAATAATTGGATAGGCCGAACTATAGACCTAGACCCAAGAAATATAATGATAGCTTTTCCTAGAGCGGCCAGCGCACAAAAATTCTACAAAGAAAAGTTAGTTCCCTATATAACCCATACTCCAGTTTTACGCAGCAAGATTGGTTCTTTAGCTAAAGTATCTCATAAGCATATCCCCTATCCTGGTGGATTTATGATCTTAGCCAATGCTGGTACAGCCGAGGATGGTAAAAGTTCTGTAATTCCTTATGTAATTGTGGAAGAACCAGACGGAGTTAAAAAAGATGTAAACAATCAAGGCGATGGTATGGCTATTCTTCGTCAACGAATGAAATCTTTTTCTGACTGCAAATTAGTCTATGCTGGTACACCAACTGATAAAGATTTCTCTCAAGTAGATTTAGCCTATGAACAAAGTAATAAAATGCAGTATATGGTTCCTTGCCATCATTGTAATGAATTTCATTCTTTGGATTTTTCTAATCTTAAGTGTGATGTTTGGCAAAATAGAAAAATAGATGAATTTTATGGAAAATATAATCCAGATACAGCTTACTATGAATGCCCTAATTGCCTTGGTATTTGGACTAATGATGATAAAAATAAAAATGTTAGAAGGGCAATTGAATTTAATGAACTTGGGTGGAAAGCTACTGCTCCTTGGATTACTGATACTATTGGGTTCGCATTTAATGAGCTTTTATCTAGTTTTGAGGCATCTAGTCTAGTAAACCTAGCAAAACAAAAACTTAAAGCCGAACTAGCTTATGAAAACGGCCATGAAGGTCTAATGAAAAGTTTTGTTAATAACAGTATGGGTGAAGCTTATGTAGCGTTAAACGCTGGTCTTAATGTAGATGAACTAAAAGCTCTACGAGTTAATTATCCAGAGAATATAGTTCCTTATGAGGGGTTAGTTTTAACCGCAGGTGTAGACGTTCAGAGAAATAGATTTGCTATTGTCGTTCGGGCTTGGGGTAGAAATGGAAATTCTTGGCTCGTTCATTGGTCAGAAATCTTTGGCGATACTCTTGACTATTCTGATAGTGTTTGGGAAAGACTTTGGGAATTATTAGATCATAAATGGCCGCACTCTGTCGGTAATGGAAAAACTTTAAAAATAGCCGCCATATCTATAGATTCCGGAGACGGAACGACTAGCGAACTTGTTTATCGTTTCGTGGCTGATAAATCTGCTAAACATAAACATATTTTCGCCATTAAAGGGATAGGGGATTTGAAAACCAACACCTATGAGATATTTAATGAGCCAAACATGATGGAAATTGGCTCCTCTATCCAAGAAAGAAAAACTTTAGCTCAGACAATGGGTGTTAATGTATTTCCTATGGGAACTTACCGCGCCCATGAAGAAATTATGAGAAGGATTAACATTAAAGGGACTAGAGATAGATATTACCATTGTGAAACTTCCTATGGTGGCTATGAAGAACAGATTTTATCTTGCAGAAAAACTTACGAAGGGGAACTTCAGAAAGCAATGTATAAACTTATTAGTGGTAAACATAAAGAGGCACTAGATTGTGAAAAAATGGCCCTTCATGCTAGTTATGCTATTCAAGTTCGTACCTATACTAATGCTCATTGGGCAGCGATAGAAAAACATATTTATGGTGAATCAAAACAGGAGATTCTAAATGGCTAGAACAATAGTAGAAGTTCAAGCAGAACTGGCTACAGTAAATGCAGCTTTACAAGAGTTAATATCAGGTAGAAGGTTAACGCAATTAAGAATTGGGTCAGGTGAATTTGCTCGCTTATACCAATACCAAGAACTAACGTATGAAAATTTAAAACTAGAACAACAAAATCTATTGGACGAACTTTCAGTATTACAGACAGAAACTTCCTCAGTAACTCTAAGAGGTAATAGCTTCATCCCTTTAACTGTTAATAAGTTTATGAGGTAAGAAATGGCAACTAACAATGAATTAATCTATTCTCGTGTTAAGCAAGAGGCTTTTGATGGGGCTGTTTCTAACTATAGAATGGAGCAAAAAGGTCTAGTAGCTGGTGAAGCAGATAAACTCGCAGAGCGAGAACTAGCTAATTTATGGATGCGTTCTCATCATGCAATTAGAAACAATGGCTATGCTAAGTCAGCTAAAACTAATTTTGTTCAGTCTATCGCTGGTATAACAGTTAAATGGCAAGATGAAAAAGGTAAAGTAAATAAAGCTATGCAAGCCGAATGGGATAAGTTTATAGCTAATCCTAATCTTGACGGCTATGGTAATTTTGTAAATACTCAAGAGGGCTGGCTTGCTAGTTTATTTGAATCAGGGGAAGCCTTTTGTAGAATGCTTATTAAAAAGCGTTCAGATTCTTCTATTCCTTTAGTTTTGCAAAATATAGAAGCTGAATATCTTGACCCCACTTACAGTGCCGGTACTCCAGATAAAACTAGAAATGGTATAACTTTTGTAGATAGCAAACCTTCAGTCTATCATTTTAGTAAAAAACTTTCAGGTAATCTATTCGTTTCCACTAATTCCTTGGAGAAAGTAAATGTTCCAGCAGATGAAATCTTGCATTTGTTTATTAGAGAGCGAGCTAACCAATGGCGCGGTATTCCTATGTTGGCTTCAGTCTTACTACCTTTATATGAATTAGACGATTTAACAGATGCTACTATTGCTAAGCAGAAAGCTGCTCAAGCTATAGCTTGGATTGTTAAAAATACTAACCCTACTTCAGCAGTTGCTATTGGTTCTGCTACACTAAGTTTGGATGAAAATGATACTACAGAAAGTGGTTCTCGCAGGGTGATAACCCAAGCTTCTGGTGGAGGTACTCAGTATCTTAATAAAGGGGAAGATATTGCATTTTACCAAGGTACAGATATTGGGCCAAATCTCCCAGAGTTGATTAAAGCGGAGCTTCATAAAATTGCTCAAGCTCTAGGATTGACTTATGTAGCTCTAACTGGAGATTATGATTCTTTGAGTTTTTCTGCTTTACAGCAGGCAGCTATTGAAATGCGAGTGAGATCGGAATATATCTCAAGGCTTTATGTAATAAATCTGGGTCTTGCACCACTTTGTGCTAAATTCCAAGAATTAGCCTCCTTGTATGTATCTAGCAGATTTAGCAAATTAAAACCTGTTTATCAGATGCCTAGAAAATATGGGGTTAATGATTTGAAAGATGCTCAGGCTGATGTTCTTGAACTACAAAATAACTTAACCACTATGAGCCGAGTTCTGTCTGAAAGAGATTTAACTATCGAAGAAATAGAGGAAGATATTGCCACACAAAAGCGTTTAGGTATTTGGAAAGACCCTAACAAACCTGTAGCAGCAAACATGGCTCAAACCAAAAATACTTCAGCAAATTCAAACTCAAGAGGTCAATAATGCTTACTAGCGAGAGAGTGTATCAGGTACTTGGGCATCCTGAGAAAGAAAAAGATATGGTAGTTTGGGACGTTCCTTCTGAATTAGAATTAGGAGTAATACCTAAAAAAATATATTGTAATACTAGAATGATAATCCCACTTAGGGATGCTTTTACAGCTATACTGCAAAATGACTTGCTAGAGGAATTAAAAACTTGGGACGGCTGTTTTAACATTCGTCAAAAACGTGGAGCAACTTCTTGGAGTTTACATTCTTGGGGACTGGCTATTGATATAAATGCCGCTTGGAATAGGTTTGGAGAAGTTCCAACAATGTCAGATGATCTAGTACATTGCTTTACTTCTAACGGTTTCGATTGGGGTGGCGAATGGACTAAACCAGATGGTATGCATTTCCAACTAAAATCGTCTTTATTTAGTTGACTTGCATTTAGTTAAAGTTTGTGTTATAAAGGCCGGTAATCATAACTAGAATATCCAAAGCCCATGAAAGATTATCATAGAGTGCTTTCCAGACTTTATAACACTCCTTTAGCTATCAGCCAAGATAAACTAGAAATTATTTCGTCAGAGGTAACTCTAAAACTTTTGGCCGGTGCAGCTTTAAATAAAGAAGTGGCACAGCCTACGGCTAAAACTGTAGGTTCTTCCGACAAGATAGCCGTTATTAAAGTTTTCGATTCTTTGGTTAGTAAAGGTGGAGCAGGTGAATCTGGTTTTACCTCCTATGAAGGAATCTCTAACCAGATTAAATCTGCGCTATCTGCTGGAGTTAGTAAAATAGGTTTCTATGTAGATTCTCCTGGCGGTGAAGCCTTTGGTACGTTCCCATTGGCTCAATTAATTGCAGAACTACCAACTAAATATGGAGTAGAAACTTTCAGTTTTACCGATGGAGCTATGCACTCAGCAGCTTACGCTATAGGTTCAGCCGCGCAGCGTATCTATGCTACTGCTTCTTCCTCAGTAGGAAGCATCGGTACTCTAATTACTTTGGTAGATAAAACTAAAGCTAATGAACAAGATGGATATAGTTATACTATTTTGCGTAGCAAACCGGAAAAAGCTTTAGGTTCTCCAGTTGAAGGTTATTCTGAAGAAGCTTTGGCTAAATACCAAGCCATTCTGGAAGAAATGGATACTTTATTTAATGAGCAAGTAGCGGCACAACGCCCAAAACTTACTGTAAAAGATATTATCGACATGAAGGGCGCTTCTTTCATGTCAAATAAAGGTTTAGAACTGAATCTAATAGATTCCATAGTGGCTAGTTTTGATGAAGTTCTAAGTATTGAAAGTTCTTTAAACCAACCAAAAAGAGGTAAAACTATGACACTGGACGAGTTAAAAGCTCAACTAAGTGCTAAAGAACAAGAACTAGCTACTATGCAAACGCAAGTAACTGGCCTTGTTGCTAAAGCTATTGCTGATGAACGAGTACGCTGCGTTGAAATTCTAGAAGCATCTAAAACTTTGAAAATCTCAAACGAGCAAGCTATTAAACGAATCTCAGCCGGAACTTCTAAAGAAGATTCTTTGGAAATCTTTACTGCTATCGCTGAAGCCGTAGGTACTGCTACTGCTATTGATACTTCCGCTGAACTGCAAACTTCTCTAGCTGAAGAAGTTATTGGCTCAGTAGATAAAATTGATATTGCTGGTTCTACTGTTTCTGTTAGCGATATTCTGGCCGCTGCCAAATCTATGACTAAAGGAGTTAAATAATGGCTGCTGAAACTTTTTCTACAACCCCAAAAAGACTTATTGCTGGAGCCGATCCAGACGTAACTTCTACTTCTGGTACTTTGTTGTCAGGCCAAATTCTGGAAGCTGGTACTTTGTTGGCCCAAGATAAAGCTGGTAAATATTATGCCCATCCTGGTAATACTACAGGTTTTGTTGCCGCTTCTTCTGCTGGTTCTCCTACAGTTGAGATTGATACAACTGTGCCAGTGGCAGGTATTTTGGTTTACCCATCTAATGCTTCTACTGGTACTGTTAATAATGCTGGTAATACTGTAGTTGCTGGAACTGCTGCTGACTTGACTGTTCAAGTTTACAAATCTGGCAACTTCTTTGCCGACCAATTGGTTTGGAAACAAAATGGTAATGGTTCTGCTGCTGGTGCTGACATGGCTGCTGTTTCTACTAATATTTTGAAACAAAAACTTGTTGTTGGCAGTATGTTTGCTCTGACTTTCTTAGATACTGGCGAGGTATAATAAATGGCACGTTTTGCTACTCCTTATGAATTGAATGAGATTTACGGTACTTTGGTTGATCGTGATATTCCGCTTCCTACGGAACTCCAATCAAACTTTTCAACTGTAAATACTTTCACAACTGAAACTATTAACTTAGACCAAATCTCCCCAGACCTCCGTATTGGTATTTTTGTAGCTCCTGAGCTAAATGCTAAACCTACAGTTGGTCGCGGCTATTCAACTAAAGTTTTCTATCCTGGCTATTGGAAAGATAAAACTACGGTTGATTTCCGCAATATCCGTACTCGTAGAGTTGGTGAAAGTTTCTCTACTCCTACTTCTACTGCCGGTAAAATTGCTGCTGCATTGCAAGACCATATGCAGATTATGAAAAACAAGCGTGATCGTTTGTTGGAATGGATGGCAGCACAAATTCTGTTGTATGGTGCTTATTCTATTACTTCCGAACTGCACCCTGCTGTATTGGTAGATTTGGAGCCAAATATTGCTACTCACTTGACCAGTGAAGCTCAATCTACTGCTACAGTTCCAGCTTCACAAGCTGTTTCTTTAGGTGGTGGTCGTGCTAACAGAGCAAATATTTCTGGTACTAATGTAACTAACCCAACTACAGGTCAAGTTATCCCAACTTTGGGCAGTAATAGAAATTGGGGCGGGGCTTCTCATACTCCAGTAGCAGATATTCAAGCAATGCTGGATTCAGCTTGGGAACCAATTGCTAAAATTTATATTAGTGATGACGCTTTCCCTCATTTGGCTGCTGATCCATTGTTTGACCAAATCGTAACTCCTTACTTGCAAGCTTCAAGAGTTATCACCCTTGACCAAGTTCCAGGCCAGCAAAATAAAGAAGGTCTGAAGTTGAGAGGTTATATTGCAGGTATTCCAATGTATACCTACAATGCTCAATACCAACCAACTAACTCAACTACTTTGTCCAATTTTATTGGCTCTGGTTGGGTAGTTATGGTTCCTGCTTCTGCTTATGGTATTCAAGCTTACGGGGCAATTCAACATGGTGAAGCGGATTTCCAAGCTTCTGAATTGTTCTGGAACTCTTGGATGGAAGAAGAATTGGGTAAACCTTGGTTGCAAGGTCAATCTGCTCCTGTAATGCTGCATACGAAAATTAAATCGACTGTGGCTTGGAAAGTTAAATAATCTAGGTAACTAGATGTTTAAGGCGACAGTCTCTTTATCTGATATTCAAAAACTGAAAGAAAATTATTCAGTTAGAGAGATCAATAAGAGATTGTCGCCAATCCTAGAGCAAGCTGCTTTAGACATACATAAGAAATTAAAAAATTCTATTTCCCAAGTATATGCCGCTCCAACTTCATTGGATAGTGTGTTTTTAGGAAATAAAGTTAGATCGGTCAGATCGGATAGAAATTCTGTAAGTTTTGATCTTATCTATGACACCCAAGCAATTAGATTAGTAGATTTTCCTTTTAGGGTAGTATCTGTAGCTGCTAATTCAAGATTTCTATTATTAAAACCTAATGGAAAGTTTAGGTTAGTTAAAAAGAAAACTGCTCAAGCTGTTCAAGTTTTAGTAAAACGCTCAAATGGTTATAAAACTGTAGTTGGTTCTGGTTATGGCGGTTTCTATCAGAAAGCAGACACTTCTGGACAAGATAAATGGACTGGTTTAGCCAAACCCATACATAATAGATCAAATATCTATGAAAGATTGCAAGAAGCTACTTGGGTAGAGGAACCTTTTGAAAGAGCTAAAATTAGACCTCTATTTGGCCCTACTTTAGCTAAGATGGCAGAAATGCGATTTAATGATAGCAGAGCTATTAGAGACTATGAGAAAGTAGTTAAAGAGAGTGTTGAAAGGAGTTTTACTTGATTGAAGATATAAGAACTTGTTTAACTATAGCTGGAATTACTCTTAGTTTTGCTGATTTTGATATATTAGCAATTCCAGGTTTTGAAACCTCTATGCTTTATAAAGGGGAAGCTACTCTATATGAAGTAGAGAGACAATGGTTTTCTTTTAGAATAGCTACTTTAGATACGGCTGAAAACTCTATTAATTTAGACGACCAATTCACTATGGAAGATGACTCTTTTCTGTATACTTTCAGCGTAACTAGATTGCCGATTCCAGACCTAACTGGCTTCTCTAAACTCCATGCAGATTTTTTATCTAAGGCTATTTTATGATTGATTTAGCTGCTATAAAAAGTAGATTAGAAGATCAAACAACTTACACTATAGCTTATGCTAGAGATAGGGAAATAGATTTACAAGAGCAAACTGAACTCCCAATCATTTATCTAGGCTATGGCTCTACCGATAGTAAAAACCCAACTTCTCCTGTGGAGCATGACTTCCTTAATCAGCATGGGGAAGATATAGTACAAACTATAGTGATTCAAACTGTATGTACTGCATCTACTTTACCTACTGTATGGAAAGCAGTCTATACAGCCCTAGTTGGCTGGAATCCTACTCCTAATGAAAATATGCACTCAGGTTTTACCTATGCTCAAGGTGGAGTTATGGGATTATCTAATAGCAAACTTTGGTATGTAGACCAATGGAGAATTGGTTTTCCTACCGTCAATGTTCTTTTTTAACTAAATGAGGTTTAAAATGTCTGGTGGTTATGTTTTAGAAAATGGCGATTTTGTTCCTGATACTACGCAGGAATCTAATGCTGCCCCTTTACCTGTAGATTCTGTTTGTGGCGCAGCAGAAACTACTATTATTCCTGATACTACTCAACCAGTAGATTCAACTGGAGGTTAATTAAATGCCTATTACTAAATTTCACGAAAAAAATGTAGCTTTACTTGTTAAAATTGAATCTACTTCTGGCACTTATAATGCTCCTGCGGCTACTGATGCTGTAGCTGCAACTTCTTTAACTGGTGCTGTTACTTATGAAACTGGTAACTATACTTATCTAGGCGATGATTTATCTAGGGATGAGTTCACTTACCAAAAAGATTCATTCGCTGATGTAACTTTAGAAACTCCACAACAAGTTTTGGGTACTTTGAATCCTGCTCTTGCGGTAGTAGACGCTCCTTTATCAGAAATGTTCCAATCTTGTGGTGGTTTTGTAACTGTTAATGCTACTGGTGTTGTTACTATTGATAATTCACAAGTATCTAACTCTTCAGTTTCTATTGATTATCGTAAGACCTCTTCTGATGATGCAGTTAATCAAAAATTAACTAAATTCCTTGGTTGCAGAGGTTCTGTAGATATTACTGCCGATCTTGGCACTGTACCTACTTTGAAATTCCAAATGAAAGGTAATGCTTTAGCTCCTATTGCTGATCCTATTAAAACTCCAGATTTTGGGACTCAAACTTCTTCTGTTGTTTCTACTGTTAGACAATCTAATATTGTAACTGCGCAAATTGCCCAATTAGACGGTTCGTTTACTTCTACTGGTACAATTACTTCTATTACTAAAACTGCAAACGTAGCCACTGTTACTTTTGCCGCTCCACACTCTCTCGGAGCAACTGGAGATATTAGAGCAATCACTGTCTCTGGCGCTACAGATAGTTTGTATAACGGTGTATTCCTTGCAACTATTACTGGCGCTTCTACCGTAACTTATGTGATGAAAGCAACTCCAGCTTCTAATGCTTCTGGCACTTTGGCTGTAACAAAAGGCCCAGCAGCAGTTACTTTCTGTTTCAGTAAACTTTCAGCACCAAACTTCTTTGGTTTTGATTATGCTAGATATTTGACTGGTTGTGAAGAAGGTTTTGCTAAATCAGCAGTACCAACTGATGTAACTGTAAGTATTTTGGAAGATCAAGCTGGCGGTACTTCTTTTGATCCTGATGCCAACGTATCTAACTTCTTCGGCGCT